ATATTGATATTCAACTCAGCGTTTAATCTACCCTTGACTCCTTCCATCGCCTCGCCTAATACCTGAACAGCGCTTGCGTCAGTTTCATCAATACCAAAGTCTTTAATCTTTGCGAATGTCGCTGGTGTGTCTGACCATCCCTTAGTTTTGTACGCTTCAAATTCACTTTGCGGTACGATTTTAGGGTCTTCGGTTTTGTGGTATATCCACGTACGGTATATTTTAGGCATTTTCAATCCCTCTTGAAGTCGATTAAGTATAACACTTTTCTATCATAAACAAAAAAGGCTACCGTTTAAAGTAGCCTTTCTATATACACTATTGCTTAAACTAGACTAAGAAGTTGTTCTAACCGCAAAATCTGGGTTAAGTGCATCTACACCAAACAAAATATCAAAGCGGTACATAGTCGCATCGTTAGTAAAGTCATATTGACGAACCGCACGAATTGAAATATTACCGAATGATTCTCGGCTTGCTGTTGCTCCATCTTCTGGCAAATCAAGAGGCGCCATAGCCAAAGTGATCGCGTTTTGATGGAATGCTAAGTTTTGCTTATGGCTTGAGCCACTTGCGCCCGTCTTTACAGTAATAGCCGCGTTGTTAGCGGGTGAAGCAGCAACCGTTTGATATGGCCCACTAATTATAATAGGTGGCGATATGGTTAAGGTTGCTGGGCCAGTACTTGCACCACTGTTTGCGTCTGCTGTTACAACGAATGTTTGCAAGTCGCCAGTATCTTGACGTGTTTTGCGGTTAACAGAGTTACAACCTGCAATAGTAATGACATCACCTGCCAATAAAATATCAGTTGTGCTGTTAGTCCATCCATCAGTAACAATAGTTTGTGTCCATGTGTCACCGCTTGCCGCGTAAGTTGTTTCCTGAGTAGCGCCATTAACTAATGGAGTACCAGTAGCAACACCAACGGTATGAAGTGCTAAAGATTGGTTTTCATACAACATGAATTTGCTGTAACGACCAATAGCCGCTTCTTCAATCGCTTTCTTAGCAATCTCAGTAGGGAAAACAGATTTAAGGCCGTCTGCCAATGCTAATGAAGCATCTTCGTCATAGAATGCACACCAGCGAATGTTCATAGGTGTACCAAGCTTAGTAAGTACTTTAGCCGCTGCGCCAACTTCTAAAAAGGTCGATGGTGCTGTGCCTGGAGTACCTACAAAATTACCGATTTTTTTGTAGACTTGAGCGATTTCACTTTCAACCGCTTGAGCCAATTCAGCAGCAGCAGGCTGTACAAAACGTTGTGTAAAATCTTCGACACTTAATGTTAAATCTTGCGAAGTAACAGCAAAGTTTACTTTTTTACGCTTATCAAGCGTCATTGTAGCTGCACGTTCTTCGATGTCTGGAGTAGCTGAAATAACTGCGCCATCACTAGCGGCAAACATTACAGGTCTACGCACGTCAATTGAAGCGCCTACCTTGCGAAATTGTCCATCTAATTGGCGATCAACTTTCGCCCCCATTTGCAGAGCGTTTGAAAACTCTTTTAGCAGTAATCGAGTTACTAGCTGTGTATTTTTAAAGTTATTAGCCATTTTATTTATTCCTTAGACCAGTTAACCGTATTTAGCCATCCAATCACTCATTGACATTGTATCGCCTATGTCTGACTTTAAGGCCGCCCCACTTCGTAGGGTTTCTATCGGCTCTGGTGCTGCACTAGTTTTAATTTCGGGTTTAGCCGTAAGTTTAATAGAAAGTTTGCCAATCTCCATAAGTGCCATTGCTGGTGTCATGCTTGCAAGCTCTGCGGCTTTTTCTGCATTCTCTGGGCTACCTAAATGATAAATCATTTCTGCGCCCTTGTCATAACCCATCAAGGCCGATGCTACTCCTTCGGGTAAGTTAGGTATGGCATTCGCTCGCTCGTTAAAGTCTGCTTTGCCTAGTCCTTTTACCTGCGCGCTAAAATCATCACTGACCTTTTGCGCTGCATCTTTTTGTTGCTTGGCTGTCAATTCGCGTTGCTGTTCTGCTAAAGCTTGCTTAACCCCTTGTGCGACATTGTAATCATATGTTGCCTTATCAAAGGCGTCATCGTCATAGTCAATGTCTGGGTCGTCTAGTTTCGGCTTTTTCAATTCATTTTCTGAATTAGCGGCCTCTAGTGCATCTATTCGCTTTTGCAATTCATCAGCACGATTTTTTTCTTTATACTTATCGGCTGTTACTTTGTCGATACGCTTTTGAAATCCATCAACAGGTGGTTTTTCAACTTCGGTCGTTTCTGGCTCTGGCGTATCTACTTCTTGTGTAGTGGCTGAATCTACTTGCGCGGGTTCTTTGCTTTCTTGTTCTTCGGTTTGATCAAGATTAACAAAATCGTCCAAATCACTCACTGGTGCAGCTTGTTCTTTATCTTTCACTTTCACTTTAAAACACCTTTACGGTTGATTAACATCTTAGCCCCATTTGATGGCAATGGGTTAGCCATGTGTATATATTACTAAATATTGGTCAGTTTGACAAATTAACTAACAGACGGTTGCTGAACGGTTAAAACTTGCTTTAAATTTTCGCGCTCTGCATTTTCTTCGGTAGCAACAGCGTCTTGAATAATGCTTGCTGTTTGTTCACTGTTTGCGCCCTCGTCAATTAACTGCTGGCTTTCTGCAATAATGTCTTTTTGCTTAATTACCATTTGTCTATCATATTCAGTTAATGGAATGCCTAGTGCTAATTGCTTAGTGTAAGTTTCAATTAATTGGTTGTAAGCGTCCACTAACGCACCGTGCGACTTCGCTTTAGTTTCGATTGTTTTGGCGTCTTTTTCTTCAATCTCTGCCATTAACTTTTCAGTCTGCATGGCTATATTAGTCGTAATAGCCTCTTGTTGTGGGTCTGGTGCTTGTTGTTGGTCAAGTCCATAATCTTTAATCTCTTGCTCTGTTGGCTCAATTGTACCGTTTTTTATCATCACCTTTCTAACGCGTTTCGTTAGTTCTTTAGTCTCAAGTATTGGCAAGTCTTTAGCTACTAAATCCATTGCTAACGCTTCAAATTGTGGTGACGTTGCAATCAATTCAAGTATTTGCTGTGCTGATTCTTGGCGTTGTGTTGCAAATGCTGCGCCTGTTTCGGTTACTACATCATAGCGACCTATAGATAAATCATTTACCAATACAGGCTTGCCAGTTTGTTCGTCTATTACCTCTTGGTTTACAGTGTTTATTTCAACGTTTTCTGTTTCACCGTCTTGTTGCATAATTCTAACTTGTTGCGCTGTGTCGTAAATTCTAGGTATTAAATCAACAAGTATTTCACCGCAATAGTCGATGGACTTAGTTAGGTTGTCGCTAAATATAAACGAACCTCTATCACCTTGCTTTTCTTGCGCGATTATTGCCCTACCGCTTTTTAACTCTGGATTAACACCTATTGATGGCGGTTGCATTCCTGTTACGTGATACAAATCCATGCTTGCTTGCTGAAGTATTTGCAAGCTTGCGCTTTGTACTGCGGGTGCGCCGCCTCTACTTGGTGGTGCGCCTCCTGTTTTACTGTCTGGATTGTAAGGCATGAACGGGCTATTTTGTGTAGCAAAGTTTTTGTATGCTGACTCATGCCCTTGAGCTTGTGAGGGTGAGTACCAAATCGGGTCTTTGGGTGTTAATGCGCTTGTTTCGACTACAGAACTGGTTTCATAATTGTAAATACGATTAGCATCTTTCGAGAATCTAACTATTCCGCGTGTGAATGTCTGCCCTTCAACATGTGATTGTCTACCGTACATTGGAATAAGTGGTATAAATTTACCAGCCCAAGCTTTGGGTTTCTCAAGTACACCGCTGCCATCCATTAAAATCATTTCGACCTTGTGGCTTTTTACTGCGCGTGTTTTCTTGACGGTTATACCTTGCTCGGATAATTCATCTAATACACTTTTTTCTTCATCGCTATCAATCACTCGACCATCAGACAGTAAAGCAAGGTTTTTAGTGATTGGTGTTTTAATCCAATATTCAGCAACCCTCACCACTTCTTCGCTAAACCAATCTGAACAGGTAGAATTATTGTACTGCTCTTGTGACCAATCCGCGCTAGGTGAATCTGGGTATCTTTCTTCATGCTCTGACTTAGGCATATCGACAATAAAAAAGGCAAAATTAGCATCACGCTTATCATACTCGGTTGCAGCATCGTCAAAAAACAAAGAAGTCGTTGCTGTGTTGATTGGTTTAATTTTAATACTTTGATTAAAATCATCGTCATTGTATGCGGTAACTACACGCCAACCACCAAAACCACCGTTAACAACTTCATCGAATGCAGTATCGTAAGCATTACCCGCTTTACTGTCTTCTTCAATGTTTCGTATTAAGCCAGTTAATGTTTTAGCTACATATTCACTTGCGCCACCTGAAACAGGTCTAATTTTTATATTTGTTCTATTCTGTCTCTGGTCGCCTATTAACTGGTCAACTGCTCCAGCCACTCGATTTATAGTAAATCTTGGACGGCCTTTGCGTTTTTCTATCGCATCTTCTGACCATTGACCATCTTCGGTTTGTGCAAACTTAATATCCTCAACCGCAAGTTTACGTTGTGAACGCTCTTTTTGTTCTACCCTAGCGAATCTCTTTAGAGCTAGTGCATGTAATTTTTCTTGTTCGCTAGTCATTATTGTTTACCATTCTGAATTGAAATTTATTGCTTTGGGTGCTACCTGGTTTAATAGTCCGCTTGCCATCATTTGACCAAATTGCCTAAACGAATCTGCGCCCTCTGTGTGTATATCTTTTACTGGTGAATCTGTAAAATTGCCTGTTGTATTATTCCATTTTTTGCGGTAACTGTCCAAATGGGTTATTCCTTCTTTGCATTTTACTTCATCAAACCAACATGTACTAAATGAATCTCTTGTTGCCTGTATGCCATGCGTTAATTCGCTAGTCACGGGCACAATCTCGATATTTTTTAGACCTAAATTTTTAAGCATATCAGCTGGTGACAAGTTCTCAATTTGGCCTTGTCTCTCATGGTTGCCATCATGCGGCAAGTAATGAGTGCCCCAAACACAATCTAGCTTGTTTAGCTCGCTAACATAATGCTTGTAATGCTCTCCCCACCCTTCGATATAGCCAATAAAATTATCATACTGCCCGACCTGTTGATGCAACCAAATACCAGTACCATCACTATTACCAATATCCCAAAACGTGTTTACAGGGTAACCTTCTCTATACTTAACGCTTGTTATCCTACCCTCTTTCCGCGCCTTAGTCATTTGTACCGTGTAATAACACCCCTCTTTAGACTTTTGAAATGCCTCTTTAGGTGTGCTTGGGTACTCTTGCCACATCTTTTCTTCTTCGCCGCTGAATTCACTGTCGCGGGTCATTATCCACCATGCCCGCTGCTCTTTGGTAATAATGCAATCGGCTTCGGCCTCTATTTTATCAAAGTACTCGTTATCTTTATTAGTAACCAATACTTCATAATGAGTTTTATATTTTGGCTCTACCCACCAAGGATAAAAATGGAATTTAAAGTCTTTAGGGTTCAATTTCTTACCTGATTGCATAAGAGCTTCTGCTCTTTTGGATATTTTATAAAAATGCCCGTCTTGACCTTCTGCTGTTGATTCTATGATTACTATACCATTTGTCGGGACGGCTGGAATTGATCCAGTTATAACCTCCTCTGCTCGCTCTGGAAATTTAGCGCAAATTTTGCCAAATTCTGATATGTGCAAATATTGCAATGTTCCTGACCTTGCCGATGTCGCAACCCTAATTGAACTATTGTTATGTTTAAATAGTAATTCGCTTGCACTATCTCGACCTAATGGCATTGCTAGTCGCAATTGAGTGGGTAGATTATTATAAGCAAAATTAACTTTATCTCTAAATATAGTTTTTGCTACATCTTCTGCTTGTGCGATTATTGCCGCCCTTACATTTGCCTTGAACAAACAGCAATCTAAAAAGTAAAGTGCTATGACTGTAGTAAAGCCTAATTGCCTCGCTTTTAAAACACTGTTTCTAGTGTGTAGGTTTTTAAGTAAGTTTATTTGGGAGTGGTTAGGAATAAAAGGAACAATTAAAGATTCTTCATCGTCATCGCCTTTTATCATTATTTTATACAATTGACCACTTGTTAAGCGCCACCACGGGTCAGATAATTGTTCTTTAAGTAATTCAATATCAATCTTCACTTGACGCGCCTAGCGTGTTACCTGATATTTCATTGATTAATAATGTAAGTGGGTTTTCTGAATCGCCTGATAATTCGCGCTTGTCTGTTAGCCCTAAATCCCTTGCAATAATATTAGCATTGAACAGGTCTGCTGCTGCGCCTGCGAATTTTTGTGACCTGATCACGTTTTCTACCTTACGTGTGATATTAGTAAAATCTTCGCGCTTTACGTACTCTTGCCATGTGTTCATACCAATATCAAGAAACAAACAAAGACCATCTTTAGTCATTGCTCGCATTTTATTTAAGCTTTCCACTTTAGTCTCCCCCTGATAAGAAACTAACCTTTCCTCCTTTAGTGGGTTATCGTCTACCCATTCAAAATATTCAACACATGCTTCCCAAAGTATTTCTGGTGTTTCGAATATCTTACCTCTACCGCTAGTGGCTCTAGCCTCCCAAAAACGATTACCTTTAGGCGCAGGCATTATGCTAACACTCTAAACTTAACAAAATCACTTTGCCTTATATCTGTTGCGGAAAAAGTTAGTTTTGCTTTGTTTCTCCACCTGCCAACATAATCCAAATCACCATCTTTAGTGTAGTACTCTAAATACTCATCGGCTAAAAGTATTTCATCGCCTACCGTTACGTTTACAGAAGGAATTGAAACACCTGTTGTAATTTCTTTAGTTGCGCCTACTTCTGGCTGTAGAATTAAAGTGGGCGTTGCCAGGCTAATATCTACACCAAAATTAATTCTTATTGGTTGTCCTACTTCGTTTTTATTTAGACTACCCATTATAAACTACCTTTTGAAGTGTTGCCGTTATCTGTTGAGCCTGCTGACAATATACCGTTGCCTAGCATGCCAAATGTTAACGAACCTTTAGATACTGGAACGATTGCAGGTATAATTGTTGAAAAACTATATCCCTTTGTAGCAACAAGAGCGGTAGAACCTACTATTGTCCCATTGCCAAAACCTTTAATCGCTACAAAGAATAAGCTCATTAACTAGCCCGTGTTTTGCTTGTTGGCGTAATGCTATCGAAAGTGTATGTTGCTGCGGTTGTTGTCCCGTCAATAGCAAATACTGTTTGCGTAGTGCCTGCAAAGGCAAAGTCTTGTTGATTCTGCATAGTTAGGAATATTGCTTGCGCTAGTGTTGGCGCTATCCCGTCCGCTGCATAACTTTCTGTCATTTGCGTTGTGAGAATATCCGATACACTTATATTTGTTGGTGTAGTGGTGTTTGCTCCATCCGTTCCGCGCATATCAGTGTTCGTTGTGGTAGTACCCACTAATGTAACATTAGCTACTGCATCGGTAGCCGCGTTAAACGTGCTAAACCCTGTAGCCGTTAACCAATTGCCCTGGTTAGCTTGCAAGTCTGCTGTGTCTACTAGAATAGAATCCACTATCGAATCAACTGTCGATAAGTTTGCCGCTGTTGCGTATGTTGCGCTTGTGACTGTTCTAGCATTCATTTCGGCGTTAGTTGGTGGATCATAATCAGTCAGTGCTGTATCACACTCGGTATTTACTTGTGCAGA